GGGCCCCTTAGGACCCTCCCGGCGATTACGTCACTGTCGATTTGTAATCGACGGTTCACCAGTATGCGAGTTAGAGCTAGTTTAGCTCTAGCAAGTGTACACACACCTATAAGGAAACTCCATGTCTGCTTACGAAACTCGTAAGAGGGATTTTGAGCTCAGAAATGAGCACAATCTCCAGACTACGGACCGTTCTTTCTATGGTGGGGCCACTTGGTCCCACTCCGAATCACCGTCTGATAGCCTGTTCGTAAACAGGGAGGAATTGACCTCCAGAGAAAATGAGAGGTGGCTCTACCAGCAGCATGTGAGGAATAACCCGGCTAAATACCGGTCTACTTCTCCATTCTATACTGGAACAAAGAGCTACTTTCTCACGTCGGATAGCGGAGGAAAGTTTGATCAACTGGTTCATCGCTATAATGACAACAGTCAATATAGCGACCATGAACTGGTTGTGAATCCTTTCCGACGCCATATGTATCGCGGTCGTTTTTATCCGCGATATTCTACGGCTGGACCAACGTCTGCTGCATGGCCTGATGTGCCCTGGCTTTCAGATGCAAATCTGAATGCTTTGGGTGCAACTGCCATAAAGTTGACGTTACCAACCAATCCGACGGCTAACCTGGCCGCCGCTCTTGGAGAGCTCAGGAATGACGGATTACCCGCCATTCCTACTAAAGCCATTCTACAAGCAGCACTCAAAGACCTAAAAGTTGCAAAAGTTGCAGCTTCTTTAGGTTCAGAGTATCTGAACATTGTGTTTGGCTGGAAGCCCTTCATGAGTGACGTCCGCAAAGCCGCGTTGGCTGTTCGTAAGTCTAACAAACTTATCGAGCAGTTTACACGTGACTCTGGTCGCCCTATAAGGCGACGGTTTAGCTTTCCTACCGTGCGGAATGTCACCACCACGGTTCTATCGGACAACGGTGTAATTACGCCGTTACCTTCGTTAGATCCGATTTGGTATACACAGCCGCGTGGGACGTTAGTAAAAACCAGGGTTGAAGTAATTCAAACTTGGTTTTCCGCCTGTTATACCTACCACCTCGATCCAGGCAAAACTGCATTGGGTCGAGCACGTAGGCACGAACAGATAGCTAACAAGCTATTGGGCACCAGGATTAATCCTGAGGTCCTGTGGGAACTAACGCCCTGGAGTTGGGCTGCTGATTGGTTAGCGAACACCGGAGATGTAATAACAAACATCTCCGCGCTATCCACCGACAGTCTTGTGATTAGGTGGGCGTACATTATGCGAGAACATCGCATAGTAGACACGTACACGCTCACTGGACCGTCCATTAAGGGCGGGCCGGCGAGTCCCTTTGTTCAGAGCTTTACCACTGTGGTAAAGCAAAGACGAAGGGCCACTCCTTATGGGTTCGGCCTTCAGTATACCGGTTTTACTAACCGGCAGATGGCCATCATAGCCGCTCTTGGTTTATCCAGGACCGGCTAATGCAATGGTGGGGAGTTACCTTTACAGGTGTACTCATAACCGCCCTTGCAACCCTCACCATTATGACAGGTTTGTTAGCTGTCTATAATGAGGGTCGACGGCGTCGCGTAAAACGCGACAAAGTCGAAAAGGAGTAGTCATCCGACTACTCCAACTACCAGTAGGAGACGTGTCTTGGCCTATTCCGATCCTCAATCTGTGACAATTAACGCGATTGCGAATTCGCTTCCGCGAACAAGCACTCGTGACAATGCCGGCATCTTTACAAAGGATGATGGCAATGTCAAGCTGACCGTCTCGTCTCTCTATGGTAAGAGGACGCGACGTACAGCTCGTTTGGATCACAAGAAGATGGCCGCGGACCCTCTGTTTCCGGCGCAGAACAGCCCATACAGCATGAGTGTTTATGTTGTATGTGATGTTCCCGCGTACGGTTACAGTGTGGTGGAGCAGAAGCAAATCGCTGATGCTCTCACCCTGTGGCTCACGGCTACTTCAGGGGCAAACTTGACCAAACTCCTAGGTGGAGAAAACTGATCATGTTTGCCCTGTTTGAGCCATTGTACATGTTGTACAATGGTGCTACCTGGGGCTGGGTTAACTACCCAGCCCTTGGCAGATCGGATGCAACTGAGACTCGGGAAGACCCTACCCTACCTTTAGGAAGGGGGGCCTTGAAAAGCCTCATGCGTCTTCTGGTGGAGGTCCTTCATGATAGAGGGACCTGGTGTAACGTAAGCACCAGCCGTGATCTCAAAAGGATCACGGCTCGTGTCGATCACGAGGGTATATCGTTTTTGACGATTACCTTACCTAACTTTGGGGCGGACCTCCAAAAGGGTCTAAGCCAAGGTTACGTAGATCGCAATCTTTTCTCGGGTTTCCCGAGAAAAGGAGAACTCCCTCAATTTCTTGGGGGCTTTCTCGATCTCGTGTTCGACCGGGCTACCGGTTGCTTGCTTGACAATCCTGATGTGGACTCGATCCAGGCTATACGTCAGATTTCTCTGATGTTTGCTAAGGTCGAACTTCCGGCCTCTGAAAAGAGGACGAAAGCCGCATTTCAGGCTTATGTCAAGTGTGAGTCGGACGTCCGTGAGTGGGACAAGATGTGGTCCAGTGGAATTTCTTCTGCTGGATCCCAGCAAGCTGATCTTAAAGATCGGTTTGCCAGGCTTGCCCTACTTCTTTGGGCCGAACCCCTGCAACATATAGATCGAGAGATCTATATGGGGGAGCTAGTTCCAAAGCATGGTCCTGGAGCCACTGCTGAACGGCTTCTCGGAAACGAGAAGTTCGAACAGCGAGAGTGGACCAGCAGGTTGGAGTATCTATTCCCACATGGGGAATATCTTGCTCCGAACTGGAGGTACTTTAGTGACCTCGACAATGTGGATATCCGCGAACCTGGTTCCGAAAGGCCCGTGAGGGTCATTACGGTTCCTAAAACGTTGAAAACACCACGAATCATTGCAATAGAGCCCGCGTGTATGCAATACACGCAACAAGCGATATTGGAACGACTCGTGTACCAGCTTGGAAGGTCTAACCATCCTTCTAGTTGGTTAGTCGGCTTTGACGATCAAGAGGTTAATCACCTCTTGGCCGAACAAGGATCCTCGAAAGGGGATTTAGCAACACTCGATTTGAGTGAGGCTTCCGACCGTGTTTCCAATCAGCTCGTACGGGAACTTGTTTCGCCTTGGCCTCATTTGCATGAAGCCTTGGATGCAACGAGATCCCGGAAGGCTGATGTACCTGGTTTTGGCGTTTTACGCCTTGCCAAGTACGCGTCTATGGGTTCAGCACTCTGCTTTCCAGTTGAAGCGATGGTCTTTGCGACCATTATCTTCGTCGGGATTGAAAGAGCGCTCAAGCGCCGGTTAACCCTGAAAGATATAAAATCCTTTCAGGGGTCGGTGCGCGTTTACGGGGACGATATCATTGTTCCCGTAAACTTCGTGACTTCCGTCATCGCAGAGCTAGAAGCTTTTGGGCTTATAGTCAACCGCGACAAGTCTTTCTGGACTGGAAAGTTCAGAGAGTCTTGTGGTCGGGAATTCTATGATGGCCTTGATGTTTCAATATTCAAGGTCAGACAGGTTTTCCCAACCAGTCGGAAGGACGTTCCTGAACTCGTTTCCTTGGTAAGCCTCCGTAATCAAGCATACAAGTTTGGTTACTGGGGCGTCACAAGGTTCCTCGATGAAGAGATTCGTAAGGTTTTGCCTTACTTTCCCAACATCGCGGAAACGAGTTCATTGCTAGGCAGAGTCTCCTTCCTCGGCTACTCAGTCGATGAAGAAGATCCCAACCTGCAAACCCCTTTGGTTAAGGGATTTGTTGTGTCGGCCAAGCCTCCCGAGAGTAATCTCGAGGGGTCCGCTGCCTTGCTTAAGTACTTCCTTAAGAGGGGTGATGAGCCCTTTCTTGATGTGAAGCACTTGGAGCGTTATGGCCGTCCTAAGTCGGTTTACACCAATCTTAGGAAGGCGCGTCCCTTTTAAGGGACGTGCGGCCCAGGTAAAATGCCTGGGTCGGTGAGGAGG